GTTTTTTATATTTAAAGTGTTTACATTTCTGTTCATCGTTCCTACATTGTTTACATTTGTTACGATACCATTTCCCAGCTTTCCCAAAATCACTAATATCTAATGTTAAATTACAAGTATTACAAGTTTTTGTTGGCATTATTTATTATATATATAATGTTTCTTCAATTTTAACTAAACTATACAGCCATTTCGGCTTTGATACTGGGGTGTGGATAATAATTCACTACCTTAAAATCCTTATACTGAAAATCAGTAATGTTTTTTATTTCTCTATTTGAAGGGTTGACTACTAATTTAGGAAATGGCATTGTACTTCTTTCCATTTGTGTTTTACATTGATCCATATGAGTTTTATAAATATGGGTATCTCCGAGAAAATGAGTAAATTCCCCTGTTTTTAGTCCAGTAATATGAGCCAACATATGAGTTAGAATGATCGCACCCGTCGCATTATAGTTATTAGCTAAAAAGTAATCACTTGACCTTTGATATAATAGACACGATAATTCTTTTTTATCGACATTTACATAAAACTGATATACGACATGACATGGAGGTAACGCCATCTTATGCAAATCAGCAGGATTCCATCCACTAATAAGTATTCTTCGTGACTGAGGATTCTTTTTAATTAAATTAATAGCATTCTGAATTTGATCATATCCCTGACCTGTATAATCAGTTTTACAATCTTTATAATCAGCACCAAAGTATTTCCATTGAAAAGAATATCCTGCACCAAGATCACCAACAGGTAAATGATTTAATCCACGATTATCTAAAAATTCTCTAGTAGTATTCCCTTTCCAAATATTTACTCCTTTCTCTTCTAATCTAGTGGTGTCAGTACTACCTGAAACAAAGAAAAGCATTTCCTCAATAATACCACGAATGAAAGTTCTTTTAGAAGTTAATAAAGGTAATTTTCCGTCTCGGATATCATACTTTAGCATTCTTCCGAATAATGAATTAGTTCCAGTACCAGTCCGATCACCACTAGGAACTCCGTTATCAATAATTTCTTTCATTAAATCGAGATAATTTTGTTCTTCTTTGTTCTGATATTCATAATGATTAAATTTCATATTAACATCATTTTCAGCCTCTTCCTTTGAACTAATTAATTTGAATTTATCATTATCTAATTCAGGCATAAACACGTCGCACTGATAATCTTTATCAATTTCGGTAAAATAAACATCTGAAACTAAATCATTATCTAAAAATTGTTTGTAAACGGAAGATCCACCAATTACATAGGTACTTTCAATCTTTTTACGATTTTGATATATGTAATCATGTACTTCATCTAAATTTCTACAAACAGTAACATTTTCTTCTTCAGGCATCGAAGAAGATAAAACAATATTCAATCTATTTGGTAATGGTCTGAACTTTGGCGGAATTGACTCCCAAGTTGTTCTTCCACAAACAACGGCATTAATTTTCTTTTTATTTAAGACATTTGACGTGGTGTTCTTAAAAAAGTTCATATCTTTTCGGATATTCCAAGGCAATTTACCTCTATATCCAATTCCTCGATTTTTGCTAAGAGCAGTGATAATTCTGTACATATTTATATGATTAATATATAATATATTATAAATTAATTTTTAAAATCAATTTTATAATAATATAAGATTATCTTAATTATATTAAATAACACATTCAAATGTTAAATAAACTATCTTTAAATAAATTTCAAAAAAGATTTGCTCATAACTTGCTAACAGATGTCTATTATCAAATGAGATATAATAATTTAGTACGTCTGGCAAATAATGGATTAGAATTAAATAATTTCTATAGAGTAACTCATCAGGAAGCACGATTAAATTGTAGATGTCCTGAATGTTGGTTTACTTTCAATCAACCAAAAAAATCAGAATCATTTGAAGATGTAGTTATAAAAGAAATTATTTCTGTAGATACTGAATACGTCCATCTAAAATGGAGTGATGATCATACTGGTATATTTCCAAGAAAAGATTCCAGTGCATTTCCAGGAGTAAAAATGAATTCTAATGAAATGTTAGAATTAGCAATGCGAAAAAATTCTGCATTAAATCTTTGGAGTAAACCTCATGAAGATATGTATCGTGAATTTTTATTTGATGATATTAAAAATAATGAAATAGAATTACAAAAATGTTTAATTCAACTTACAAAATATGGTATTGCTACTATTAAAGGAGTACCACAGGAAACAGATACTGTTATTAAATTACCTGAATTATTGGGATTGGGTCCTACTTGGTCTTCTCTATTCGGTTCTCCATTCAAAGTTCAAAATAAAAAAAAAGAATCAAGAAACCATGCGTATACAGGAAAGGAATTACCGTTACATACTGATGTTCCGTATTACTCACAGCCACCGGGAGTTTTTTTATTTCATTGTATTTCAAATGAATGTGAGGGTGGCGAATCATTTTATGTAGATAGTTTTGCTTGTATTAATGAATTTCGAAAACAATATCCAGAAGAATTTAAAATATTGACTACAGTGGAAGTTACATTTCGTGATTTACAAGATGATTGGCATTTAGTATCCACTCATCCCATTATAGAACTGAATCCAAATGGAATTGATATATTTCGTATTAATGATAGTCCTGCTGCGAGAGACTTTTTTGATTGGATACCAACTGAATTTGAAACTCGGGAAAATTGGTATAAATCTTATAACTTGTATAGAAAATTTATTGAAGATCCATCAAGAAGGTTTGAATTCAAAATGAAACCGGGTGATTTAACAATATTTGATAATTGGCGAGTATATCATGCTCGTAATAAATTCATAGGAGATGAAAGACATATGGAAGGTTGTTACATGGAATGGTCACATGTTCGTTCAAAATTATTAAAATTAACTAGTTAATTACATCAATATCAATTTCTTTTAATTCTATAACTTCAACTTCTTCTGAAATTTGTTCTGTACTTATTTTAAATATTCCAAAAAACATGATTAATATCCCAAAAGAAAAAAATGTTGCTTTAACTGGTTCATCATTAAAATCTCTAAATTCTTGAAAAACGATAATTCCACCTAAAATAGATGAGATAATCCATACAGCTTTATTCAATGGATAAATATACAATGTAGAAAATTTTTTTAATCCCGTATTTAACCATCTAATATGTAAAAAACTACATGCTGCAACAGCACATATAAACAAAAATGTGATAAAATGTTTTAACCCACTATTTTTAATCAATTTATTATAATCTTCAATATAAAAAAATACAAGTTTAGATAAACTTTTAGCAAATAAGACATTCATTCCACCTGCAAGACCACTCAACATAGGATATATTAAACGTTGTCTTCTAGGAGTATTATATTTTATAACATAAAGATTTAATAAAATAACGAGTAATGGAAAGAAAATTATATAACAAATAAAATTTACATTTTGAAATAAGTCATAAACATCTTGACTTGTTTGAACATATTCTCTTTTTGGAGCACATACTATTGAAATAATACTACCAACTAAAATGATACCCGTAGAAATATACATTTTTCTATCTATTATATCATTGTGTAGAAATTTGCCATAAGTCATATTTATTAGAATCGAAATTGCTCCAATTGGAGCAATAATAGATTGGGGAGCAAATGCGAGGGATGATAATTCGCACAAGGCACCAAGCACATTTAATATTAATCCAGATAACCAAATCTTATCAGTTACATAATTATAATTATGATTTTCTTCATTTTTTGTATGACTATATTTTTGTAAATTTACTCCTGTATTCTGTACAAAATTAGCGAAAATTGCTAATAAAATTCCTAGTGTAATAAATTCTATCATTTTAACATTAAATTTGAAAAAAAGAATTCATTTTTAAATATTGAATAAATTTATATATAAAGATGAATTGTGTTATATTCTAATTATTATAATAATTTTTTATGTATTCTTTTTGTTCTTTGTACATCCATTTTTGTTTAGTATGAATATTTACAATCTTATTATGAAAGTCTTTAGTATATTTATTTTTATACTCATCTTTTAATAATTTTAAAACAAATTTATGCGAAATTTTATTATTCAAATTATAATCTGGAATATTTTTATTAATAACATTAAACATCGATGTATATTCATTAATTTTTATTGTTTTTACAATTTCATAATTAACTTTATTTAAACCATCTTTTTTATAATTTAACATATGCGATTTCCCTAAATTACATAATAAATCAATATTATATATATTACTATTTCCGACTATTTTTTTTTTAGGATTAGAATAACCAAGATATGTTCTGTCATGTGATAAAACTGTATGAACTGCTGTTAATTCTCTTTTCCATTTTATATTTTCTTGTTCCAATCTTCTTCGAAAATCTCCATCTTCGCCACCCCATCCCCAAAAATTATTTGAAAATCCATTTACTAGTTTTATATGTTTTTTATTTATAGTAACTATGCCACCAAATAATTTTGAATTATTTGAAATAATAATATTTGGATATTTTTTTAATAAATTAGTTGGATTATCTCTATAATGATAAATATTATGAGTATTTTGTACTAAAATATCAATATCATGTAAACAAAAATAATCAACATAATTAAAAGAAATATCTAAACCAATATTTAACATTGCAGCTCTATTAAATAAATATTTATCACATTGATGAATGATATAAATATGAAAATCAATATTATGTTTATTTAAATACTTTTTCATATGAGGTAAAAAAATATCTAAATGTTTTTGACGATTTCTATATGGTACTATCAATCCTAATTTCATAATATATTTTACAAATATATTTTAATTATTTCTTCAATAGTTGGAAATAATTGTAATTTATTCAAAATTTTTAGTTTTTCTTTTTTGATTATATTAATTCGTTTTTCCCATTCATTATTTTTTATAGCATTTTTTATAATTTCTATCATTTCTTTTGGTTTATTTATATCTATTTGAATATATGCTCTACTATCTAAAAATTTTTCTATATTAGTACATCCACAATAGAAACATAAACATTCACTTAATATTGCATCTACTAATTTTTCTGTAAAATAATTTTCAATTCTATAATTCTCTGAAGCAAATGTATACTTATATTGAAATAATCCATTTGTTTTATCATTTAACGAGCCTTTATAATTTTTTAATGATGTAAGTATTTCATTACCTTTTGTTTTTTCTTTATTTTTTGACTTATTTAATTTACCAAAAATATCAATATCATCTAATGTATCTAAATATGGTAAAAAATGAATTCTTTTTTTATGATATAAAGTAGTATAATTACCACTAGTAATTGTAGATATGTTTTTTGTTTTTATAATATTATTTTGTAATAATTCATAATATGATTTTTTGATTTTCCATTCAATCCCATTAATATTATGAAAATAACATTCTTTATTAGAGTCAATAAAATTTTTATATTTAACTTGTGCTTCAATTATCGGCTCCATAAATAGAATAATTGTTTTGCTTTTATCAAAGTAAGTATTTTTAGAAGCTTCATTTATTATTACATAATAATCAGCATATTTATTATCTGTTATTTGAAAATTATTCCAAGTATAATTATCTTTTAACATTTTTTTAAAATATTTTTTTTTTTTAGTAAAATTACTTATTATTTTAATTTTATTCATACTATATTATATACTTAATATAATGAATAATAATTCAAAATGGAATAATCAAAAAGTAATTAAATGGTATTGTTCTCGTAAACATATACAAAATGGAGAAAAAAAAATTTTAGAATTAGTAGATTTTTCAAATGTTAATAATATGTTAGATATTGGAGTCGGCGGCGGTAGAACATCTATATATTTTATAGAATTAGTAAAATCATATTTAGGAATAGATATAATCCGTGATTTTATTGATTTTTTACAAAACAAATATTCACAAAAACAATTTAAATGTATGAATGTATTAGATATCACAAATTTAGAAAAAACATTCGATTTTATACTATTTAGTCATAATGGAATTGATAATTTATTAACATTAGAAAAATATACGAAAGCATTAGATAATATGTATAAAGTTTGTAATAAAAATGGATATGTATGTTTTTCCTCACATAATATTTGGAAATTAAACAAAAATAATGACTTTGCATTAATACAATGTGATGTAGTAGGAACTAGAATGGAACAAGTAAATACTAATCCTCTATTTTTAATTAAATTATTAAAAAAAAATAATTATTCATCAATAATAGTTATTGATAGAGATGGAAAAATTATAGATATAAATAAAGAAAAAACTAAATCGGCATGGTTATATTATCTATGTAAAAAATAAATTTCCTTGGTTTCAAGACTTTTGTAAACATATAATAGTAATGCGTTTACAAATAAATAATAGTTTAAAACCAAATACACATGATACACCATTTTTAATTTCAACAAAATATAATAATATGAAAGAATATATTAAAAGTTTATCTAAATCATCAAAAAAAAATTATATTTTTTGTAAAAAACATAATAATGACTTAGAATATTGCGAAATACCAATTGATATAAAGATAATTAAAAAATTTATTATCATTTGGAGCAAACAATTAATTAGAGATTCTACAAATAGTACATTAGCAGATAACGGACTTCTACTAGAATGGGCATCTTTAAAATGTTTTGTAGCAAGAAATAAAAAAAAAGAAATTATTGTATTACATCTTGTCGAAAAACAAGAAAATTTTTATGATTGTCAAATGCCTATGTTTGATAAAACTAAATATAATAAAAAATATTTATCTAAATATATGTGGTTTTCATTAATTGAACATTCCATAAATACAAATGGAATTGATTTTATAGATATGGGCGGTGGTTTCCGTAAAAATTGGAAAAATATATTACAAAATAGAAAAAAACATGAACGTAAATTGGGATATAAGTTTATATATTTGCCTAAAATGATAAAAGAAAATTCAGACTTAGAAAAAAAATACAGAATTATAAGATGTACAAAATGTCATATAAAAGTATTAACATATATAAATGATATTTTGTGTTCTAAATGTAAATTATTATCATAATTCAAAACAGATAATAATAATAAAAATATTAATAAAAATATATTTAGAAACATTTTCTATGAATGATTGATGGACCATATTCTTCATATTCATTTTTTGTAATCCACATATCTTCAAATGAAGGTAATGAACATAAAATAGAACCTCCAATCCATACTGAATATTTTCGTTCTGGTGGAGCAGAAACACTAGGTTTAACTAATTCTGGAACCAGTTTAGTAAGTTCTGTAGTTAAACGTTTATCTATCCCAGGTAATAAAGTTGTTCCTCCTGAAAGAACAACATTTTCAAATAATGTTTTCTTTAAATCGATATCACATTTATTTACACATTGAAAAACTACATCTTGAATACCAGATTGTTCCATTCCAATATGAGAAGGTTGAAATAATCCTTCTGGAACACGAAATCTCTCTGAACCAATTACAACACTATTACCATCTGGTAACATATATGTTTTTTCTAAGGATGAATCGTTTTGAGATTTAGCAAGTTCTTGTTCATAATCTAGAGCAACATAACACATTTTTTCTTTAATATCTCTGACAATTTCTCTTTCAGCAGTAGTTCTAAATTGATATCCACGCTCAGTTAAAATATCTTTTAAATGATTTGTTAAATCTCGACCAGCCAGATCCAATCTCATAATAGCTTTAGGAACACAATATCCTTCAAAAATTGGGACAGCATGAGTTACACCATCACCAGAATCTAAAACTAAACCAGTTGTTCGCCCAGATGCGTACAAAGATAAAATAGCTTGAATTGAAATATACATGGAAGGGACTTTAAAATTTTCAAACATAATTTCGGTCATCTTTTCCCTATTTCTTTTAGGATTCATTGGAGCATCTGTTAAAAGAATAGGATGTTCTTCAGGAGCGATTCGTAAAAGATCATACATTGTATGATGCCAAACTTTTTCCATATCTTCCCAATTATTTACAATACCATTTTCAATTGGATAACCTAATGATAATACACCACGCATTGTTTTTAATTCCTCTCCTACAAAATATTCTTTTGCGTTCATTCCAACCATTACGCTTTTGTGACGAGGACGTCCAACTACACTAGGACATACAGCAATAGGTGTTGCGTCGCCAGAAAAACCAGCTTTAATCATACCGCTTCCGGTATCAATAATAACAGGACAATTTTGATCTCTTGTTTCTTCAGTCATTTTATATATTAATTATAATAGTATCTTACTTATATATATTTATATCAATTTTTATTTACTTATTTTATATTTTCCAATATTTAACAAAATTTTTGGATAAAATAATAATATTCTAATAATAATAATGGAATTAAATAAATAACCGCATTCATATTCATTAACAAGGATACTACAAAAGCAACGTAAATTAATGTTTTATTAATCATACATAGTGTATTTTTTTTTATAGAATTTGTTTTATATAAAATAAATCGCAATATTATATAAATTGCAAAAATATAACTTATATCATTTCCAAAACGACATATTTTATTTTCATAAATACCAGTTTTAATGGGATGTTTTAAATATTTGCTAAAACTTGTTAGAAATATTTCAAATGGATGATGAAATTCTATTGTTGTTTTAAAAAAATTAAACATATATATTAAATATAACACCTCAATTATTGATACTAATAACATATTATTATCAAAAAAATTTGTAATACCAGCAATATAATCCATATAATATAAGAAAAGATTATTAATAGGCTAGAACGGACTGGAAAATTTGAGTTTATATTTAATTTACTTACTTTAATATATATTAAAATAAAAAGTTTCCAGTCCCTAATAATTATTTAAAATCGATTTTAGAACTAGTCCCGTTATAAATTTATATTTAACATTTAATTTCATGTTTTTTAAATTTTTTTGTATCTTTTTCAACTTGTTGAAATTGATATATATTTCTATCTGAATAGCTTAAAAATATATTAATCAAATCTAAAGGAATTTGTGGTTTTATATCCAAAAAAATTGTATCATATTTTTGTTTATATTTATCATGTAGTATAAATCCTCGTTGTATATAGTAGCATATTTTTTCTTGTTCTTTATCAGTATGTTGTTTTATTAAATCATACATTGTCAAATTGACTTTATTTTTATTTTCTCTGAGAATATTTAAAGAACAAATATACTTAATAACATCTAAACTCTTACCATTGATGGCTACATGTAATATTGTATTTTTATTAAAATCTACTATATTTATATCTTCCACTTCATTTAATAAACTTACAAATATATCTATATAGTTATTAAAAGAACAGATATGTAATGAACTTGTTTTAAAATCTTTTAAATCAGTGTTTTTTATATAATTCACAGGTATATATCCTTGTAAGATTGATTCTAAAAATGTAAAATTTTGATTACTTATTCCATCTACATTATTTAAATAACTTATATATAATTCATGTAAAAATTCAAAACCTCTTGCCTCAGCAATTTGTTTTTTATATTCTACGCCTCTATCTGATAAATTATTTAAACCAGCAAGAAAATTTCTTAAAGTTGTATCATCATTCCCAGGATTAAGTAATGTATCATCATTCCCAGGGTTAATCAAGTCTGAAATATCTATGATTTTTATAGCTCTCATCATCCAATATATAATTTTTTTTTCTACAAATTTATTATTATTAGATATTGCTAAATTTGCTATCAATCCTAAACAAGACGTTAATGAATTTTTTCTTTTTACAGAAATTTTTGATTCTTTTTGTACAATATCTTTTAAAAAAATTTGTATTGAATTACATATACCGAATCGAATTAATTTATTACGATTATTATCTAAGAGTGAAATATTAGATAACGCACCTAATGTAGTATTAAGTACTTTATTATCATATGAATATTTATGTAAATTTTCTAATAATTGATGAAGACAATTTGATACTTTATCTCGCATATTTGGAACCCGTGAAATATTCCACAGACATGAACATATTAGCCATTGAATTTTAGAATTATCTTCATATAATTTAAAAATTTCTATAATTATTTTAATTCCACCACTATATTCAAACCTTTCTACATTTATCTCTCTCATACAAATATTTGAAATTATATTTAATATAATTGGTAAAAGTTCTAAAGATAACTTATAATGTTTCATATAAGAAACTATTTCTTTGATATCACTATTAGTTATATTCGCTACATTTTTTTTTTTTAGTATTTCTAGTTTTGCTTTTTCCTCCTCTATATCATGCAAATCATAATAAGTTTTAAACTTGTTTGTAAATTTAGATAACATTCTATCATTGAGATAATTTGATAAAATTTGATTTAATCAATTTTAAATTTTATTTATCAATTAAGTATATAATACTTTTTTATAATATAAAATGAATAAAAAAATAGTATATGCAGATATTGTTGGTGATATGTTACACTTAGGACATGTTAATTTATTTAAAAATTGTAAAAAATTAGGAGATTATTTAATTATTGGTATTTGTTCTGATGAACTTGTTGCAACATATAAAAGAAAACCAATATTAAATTTAGAAGAAAGATCTAAAATGATAGAATCAATTAAATATGTAGACCAAATTATTAAAGCACCTCCTTGCCCAATTACCAAACAATTTATTTTAGAACATAATATTGATATTGTTGTCCATGCTAATGATATGTCACAGGAAACTTTAAATAATTGGTATAAAGTACCAATCGAAATGGGGAAATTTCAAACAGTTGATTATACAAAAGGGATATCCACTTCCGAAATAATTAATAGAATTAAAACAAGAATCGAAAATAAAACTCTTTAATGTTAATTTTCTATTATATTGATATCATCTTCTATATCTAATTTTATTGTAGATATCGTATTTGTCGAAACATCTTCTGTACTAATAATATCATAATTATTTAACATTCTTCTTTTAATATTTACATCTTGTTTATATAAATAAGTATAAACCATAAATGTAGTTGTACATAAGACAAGACAAAAAGTATGTAAATTGCTTCTATGCTCCTCTTTCATTGTATATACTACTTATATCATAAAATTTTATCTTTAAATATTTACCGATTAAAACAAATATCTATAAAATTTGAAATTATAATATTTGTTTTTTCATATCCTTCAGGATGAAATTGACATCCATATCTTTTTAATTTTATATTTTCAATACCTTGTACTATACCGTTACTAGATTTCGCAATTATTTGAAATTTAGGGGGAACATCCCGAACTTTATCCTTATGTGATTGATATGCTATAAATTCTTTGCCTATTTTTTTAAATAATTTAGATTTATTTTTTGTATAAATTACAACTTTTCCGGTATCTTCTCTATTCATTGAAATTATTTTTCCACCATAACATGCTACTATTACTTGAAATCCAAAACATATTCCTAAAATTGGAATATTATTCAATTGAGTCAAAACAGCAATATTTTTATTAATTGAATCTATTGTTAAAGTTTCACTTAAACAGAGAGGACCACCGCTTAAAATTACTCCTAATATATTTGAAATATTATTTTCATTATTCAATATTTTATATAAATCCGTTCTTTCTGAAAGTATTTTATATTCAACATTAGAATCTTTTAAACATTTTATTAATTTTGGTGTCATAAATGCTTTTTTCAAATTTTTGGTATTATCAACAACTAAAATGTATGGCATTATATATTAGTTGTTGATAAATAAATAATTAAAACTGATTTTTTTATTATTTATTTACTTAAAAAATATAATAGTTATGGCTTATTATCAATCTCAGGAGTGGATGGAAGAAACAGATCAATTACCTTCTCGAGATGAAGTTCTAGAATATACTCGTTCTCAAATTTTAGATGAAATTAATAATTATAATACAAATAATACTGAAGAAGAAATAAATAACACTTTTTACGAATTATACATAAATTTTCTTAATAATATTGAAGAAGATGATATCATTTATATGCAAGAAGTATTTGATGATATTATATTTAATATAATTGATAATAGTCATTTAACACAAGATACGATTATTAAAATTTTAGAAAAATATATATCTCACGGATTTATTATTGAAAATTTTGTTGATAACCCTGATGATAAAAATAATATTATAATGCAATTTGCTACAAATTATCAAAGATATAAAGTTATAGATTATTTATTATCAACATATCCAAAGAGATTTGATGATACATCAATTAAGTTAATTATTAAAAATTTAAAAACATATACAAAAAAAGTTTTAAATCAAAATTTTTTTAAACAAAATAACCAAGATGTATTACAGATTATTATAAACCAAAGTTATGATTATTTTGAAAATTAAAATTGATTTTCACGATACATATTTAAAAAAATAATTTAATGTTTTCTAAACACTCACAAAAGCGTAGAAACACAAGTCTCAAGAATACTAGAAATAATAAAAGAAGAAGAATGAATCAGTATAAATCTCATGATTTGAGCCCATTATCTCATAATTCTTTATCAGTTATATTTCTTTTTTTAGATGGTAATGAAATTATAAAGATTAGTAAAATTAATAAAGAATTGTCAGAAATTATTCGTAAATATAATTTAATCAATATTGCTTTTAAATATAAATTAGAACAAACATTTCCTAGAATTGGAGAAGTAAAATCATATTATAATGAAAAGGTAATTTGGAAAGATTTATATAATAAAAAGAATAATCTTAATTTTAATAAACAAATTTTAGAGCAAATGTTGGATTATCAATGCGATATGATAATGGAAAAAAAACCATTAGTTATGGGTATTTACAACGCATGCTTTGATATTTGTGTCAAAAGAGGTGAAAATAGTGATTTTTGTTATTTACTTGTTATAAAAATACTTAAACAACAGGTAATTCAAATTCAACAAAAATTAAACAATTCAGGATTTAATCTAATGAATGATTATAAACAGGAAAAAAAAAGATATATTAAAATAGCATTATGGATGTTTAAAACTATGATGTATCTTGAACGATTTTTTATTCCTAATACTGATAATATATCAATTATCTCTTTAGCAAGAGTTTTATTTCATGCTTATGTTATCAATAATTTTCCAGAAATTAATGATGAAATTGTAATTGAAAATGAAACAATTAATAACGAGAATTTAAATATTGCTGCTTTAATTAATCAATTTACATAAATTAATTTAATCTAAAAAAATAAGTCCCATTTAAAATATATTATTAAAATATATAAATGACTTCACCAGCAATGAATCGTAATTTTGTAAAAAAAAAAAACTCTAAACCAAAACCATTATTAATTAATAATTCACCAACTATTACTGAAGTTGGCGAAATAAGTAAAAAACCAAGATTTACACAACAACTTAATATGCCACCTATTAATATAGAAGACGAAACTAGTTTAATAAAATTTTCAAATAATAATGATGACTTAATATATGAGAAAAAGAAAAAAAGAGGGATTTTATTTGAACCACTTATAATAAGTAAACAATTAGTATTTAAAAATCGAATTAAAATAATAGAAGATTTTATGAAAAAAAAAAGAAAAGATATTACGAAATGTCCTAAACTAAAAACTAAAGGAAAAGGTGGATTTGGAAGTGTTGGTATGGATGAAAATGACGGAAAATTTAAAAAAATTCTCCCTAATCTTTTAGGTCCATATTTAAAAACACGTAAGGAAAAAGATTTTAAATGGATGTTTAATAGATTTACAAATTTTTGCGAACATATGAAAAAATTTAGTAAAGAAGCCAAAAAATTTTTCCCTAATAATATTATTGATTATGGTATTAAAAAATGTAATTATTGTTTATTATCTAAACCAGGAGAGCCACCGGTTAATTCAATTATTTTAGAATTAGACAAAATAGGAGAAACAAATTTTAGACAAATGATAAAAAAAGAATTAAATAAAGATGATATTGATTCTATAATGACACAATTATATTATATTACACTTAAATTAAATTCTGAAAATTTATGGCACAATGATTTTAAACCAGCAAATATAATGATTATTAAAACACCAGAAGATATTACTTATGAGGGCATAATGATTGATGATACTGAAATATTGTTAAAAGTAAAAAAAGATAATTATATTCCGGTAATAATTGATTATGATTTTTGTTCATTTAAACATTTAGGACAATTTAATATATGTCCTGTTATGAGGGAAGATTTAGATTTTGCAGAAGAAATAATGGGAGATTTTAGTTATATGATATGTAAATTAAAACAATATTTAGGTAAAAAAGCAAATGATTTATGGGAAATTGCTCCTACTCTTCTTAAATATATTAAAAGTTCACAAGAATTAGTTGATTTTTTAAAAATGATTAAAGAAAAAGGTGAAGTTATTATTATTGAAGGTGAAAGTAGTGAAATAGTTGAAGGTGGTAAAGGGAAAAGAAGAAAAACTAAAAAAGTAAGAAAACATAAGGGAATTGTCCAAACTGGTGGAAATAAGGGTCGTTTAAGAAAAGGATATAGATATTCTGGTAAAAAACTTAAAAGTGGATTACCACAAATCATTAAATGTAAATCTAAAAGATGTTAATTTAATCGGTTATATAAATTAAATTTTAATTTATATTAATTAAATTTTAATTTATATAAATTAGAACAGATTTTAATTATAGATTGAATTAAAAAGAAAATTAAAATTGATTTTTGACGATATTATCTAAAAC